CAAGCAGAAAGTTGCGCATCAATAACCTTAATCAAATCCAAATAACCAATATAAGGAAGTGAAGTACCAAGTTTATCAGCAGTAGAAGCAGAAGCAGCAAACTTAGAGATATTTTCACCACTTTGTCCCTCAGTCATGTTAGTTACAACCTGTTCGAAATACTTCCAAAGAGACTGGAAAGGGACAAAAAAATACTGTACATTCTCCTTTAAACGTGTAAATGCAGCAGTCTGCAATGGAGCAGTACGAGAAAGACCATTATAACCAAGTTTTAAGGTATCACCAGGATTAACCCACTCAGAAAAAATAGGCAAAATTTCACCAATCTGAGCGGTAAACATGTGTCGATGAGAAAGGTCAAACGAATTGCGAGAAACCTTATTTTTAATACGATGAAGTCCAACAATATCAGAACGTTTCATAAAAAAATATTTAATAATCATTATAAGAATCAGAGACGGTTTTATGTTTAATACAGCAATCCCAAGACATCGCAGCATCAATTTGTTGACGTTGGAAAAGGGAACGTGTACGTAAAACGTCTAAATTATAAATACCAGTATGTTTAGAAATACATGAGTAATATTCATAAGCAAAATTATAATCAATCTCAAGCAAACTAAAATGAGAGATAAGTGATTGATAATTTAACCACGAAACAAAGTCAAAAACATTACGTAAGTAGGTAAGCGGATGTAAATTAAACAAGGCTGAAAGCCGATACAATTTTTTAGCTGCATAAAATAACGAATATAAAGGGTTAAGGGTATTAGCACGAAAATAAGCAGGCAAAGCAACATCTAAACAATAAGATTGCAAAACTCGCAAGGCAGAATCCAAACGTGAAATACCATGAAATTGATTTTTAATTAAAAAAAACAAAAAGTCATGAATTTGACAATCATCATAAATATTTAAATCCGTTGACTGTAAAACCGTATAAGCGCAGGAGATAGTTTCATAAACTGAATCAACATTTTGCGCTCCATAACCTGAATATCTTGGGAGTAATCGACTGACAAGCGAAGAGGAAACGGAAACATCTGATTTAACTCCTTTTTTACTAATAACGCTAACAGTTGACAGCTCTGAAAATCGCTTTTCTTTGAGACAAGACGATACAAACGAGTACGAGCGGACTTCTCCAAGGAAGAGACTTTTAAATCTTTTCTGTGGATAAGGCGAAAGAATTTCAGGGAGATGAGAATGGCAATTAACATATCCCGAAAGGTAGTCAGAGATATGCCCGTCAGTGGTCTCTGTATAAATATTACCGTAGAGCCAAATCTTAGAAAGATTTTTGTTATTATTATCGGAGTCACAGGACGTAATAATTCTATGAATTGCATCGGAATTGTGGAATAATAAAATATGCCAATGCGGACGTAGGGATTCAGTTCCATACTCGCCAACCGCAAAATATTTAAAGGTGGCTTTATCACCAAACATTCTTTTGAAGTAGAGGCGGAGGCGGTCGATGAACCTCTGTAAATCTTCTTTCCAAAGAATCGGAACAATACCCAGTTTACGAATACCACGAGAACGTCGAGGATATTTTTTAAAATATTTTTCAACTCTATCATTATATAAAACAACATCTTTAACAGAAAAAGAAGAATAAAAAGGACTATAAAAAGGTTTAGAAAAATATCTATCTTTAACTAAAACGTATTTTTTAGTCCGAGGGTTAAACATTCTTTTTTTACGATTACCAAAACAAATAGGCACACAGGGCATCTGATTTTTAACATTATTGGAAAACTTATAAGAATTAAGAACAGAATCAACAGAAAAGAAATTGCCGGTATCTACACTTTCACAACCTAAAAATGAAAAATCGAGATAAGGAATACAATCATCATTAAAAGTAAGAGTTAGAAATTCCTGATACTTAGAATTGTACTGAGATTCCAAATCTAAAGAAAGGGTATCTATATTTTTACGTGTAAGTTGGCACTGGATACACTTATGGCACGCAACATAAAAAGAACCCTTTCGAGTATTTACCAAAATAGGATTGTTACAAGATATAAAATACTTCATAAAACTAATCTGCAAACGTATTATACATTAAATTAATAAAAGAATCTGCCTGAAAAGGAAAATCTAATTTGAAATTTAATTCAATATATCGGCGCATCTCAAGCAATACAGTAGGACACATACCAGTTTTGGCAGCAGAACAACGTGACAAATCCCGAAGAGTTGTCAAAGTAGCCACATACATATTATATGTAGGTCGTTCAAAATTAGATTTTCTTGTACCACTGGTAGACATAATCAAAACAAACCTGAGATTTAACAAAATCTGAAATAATAACAGAGCCGCAACCATGCATAAGTGACATAAATTCGTCAAGATGATTAACCTTAACAACATAACATGTATCACCTATAGAAACATAATAGACAAAACCATAAAATTTAATCATAAGGCAAATAATTTTTAGAACGAATGAAACCGTTATGTTTGACAAAAGTAGTATCGGTAACATAAATACGTGTAACTCCAGAAGACTCTACATTATGAGAAGAGGAGCAGGAAGTAAGCGAAGAAATACCGAGATATGTCGCTATAAGTCCTAAAGCATAAATAACGACCTTAATAATAATTTTAATTATTTCTTTGTTCATAAGATAAAAAATTAAATGTTACGGGCATTAACATAAAGAGCATGAACAGCCTCAAACTCATCACAATAAAATTTATAAAGATTAGGATTAGAATCAGCAACAGAACGCATTAAAGCCGATAAAGTATCCATACGAGACAACAAACACTGAATTAATAAAGAGTAATCAGCATAAGACAATTTAAAATTCAACATAAAAGAAAAATTAAAAAGTAAGAAACGGCAAACTTAGTTATCTGCTTGGTTTCGATGGCAAAAATAAGCAAAATCTGCATATAAGCAACATTATGTTAACAAATATTTGCTAACAAATTGTGGTTTTAACATTTGTTTTCACGTGAAACAATTTACAACAGTAAAATAGCAATGTACGCAAGTGTTGAAATTACGATATCGCACTTGCGCTCAACCTTATCAAGAGGGGCGAGACTTCTCAAAGAGGAAGTTAACAAGAGGAATGAAATATAAATGAAACAACTTTTCCTAAAAGGTTTTTTCTATTAGACAAACCAATACAAAATGTTTAATAAAAAGTCTTTTATTTATAAGAAAAATACTTATATAGACTTTATATTAAACATCATTTATTATTAGTATTTTATTCGTTTAGTGCTTTGGTGCATTCGTTTTTTAGTAGATAAGTATTTGTTGGAACATAGAAGAAATAAAAAGAACATATATAATATATAGGTCAACATATATATAATACATATATGTTGACCTATCAATTTATTTTTTAGAACTGCGAGTAGTTTCAACCGAAATTTCATGGTCCCATCTACCATTTTTCCAATCATATTTATAGTTATGCTTTTCCTTGACTGGTTTATTAACATACTTAAGACCAGTGTAAGTATCAACAGCTTTAGTAGCAGCATCAACAAACTTCATACCACGGTCTATATTTTTATCAGTCCAATAAGATTGGTTATCTTTTTCAAGTAGAGCACCCTCTTGAGCATACTTACGACCTAAATTACGAATTAAAGAAGGCTCTTCCATAAGTTTATTCAAAGACCACTCATTATTAGCAATATTAATGTCTAACAAATGTTTTAAGCGAACATCACCTCTAATATATTTCAAAGCGTCTTCATCACCTTTCTTACCTAATAAATAATCGGTAGTAAAATTATCTAATTGCCACTGTGGTTTTGTATTTCTATCTAAAGTATTAGCGTTATGAACAGATGCAAAACCACCAAGTAAAGAACCTTTACCACTAAGATAAGAACCAAGAGCCATAGTATTCATAATAGCATATTTCTTGGGTAGATATTGGATCTCTTTCAAAGTCATTTTACCTTCAGCAACTGCACGAAAAGCAGACGCAAAATTAAAGAAAGTAGAAGATTGTAAATTTTGCACAATTTCAGGCTTAATATTGAACAAATCATACATCTTAGTAATAGAACCAAATTTCATATCATTTTGTTGCCATGTTAACAAATCCTCTTGCAAATACTGTTGACGAACACGTGTTGCAAGAGTTTTAGCGCTAAAATCATAAGCAAGTTTTAAATTGGCAACAGTCTGTTTACTCTCTTCAACTTTTTGATATGATTGTAATTCTAAAGCCTTATTCAAAGCCCCTTGAGTCTCATTAAGGGCTGCAACTGAATATTGAACAACTTTTTGATTATCAATACTTTGTTGTTGCTGATAATACTGAAGACCATTTTGAACGGCAGAACCAATACCAGAATAATTCAAAGGTTGTTGTGGAATAGATTCACCAGCCTGAGCAGTAGCACCAGTGCCAACAGCTTGAGGAGAAACATTTGCCAATTGAGGATTTAAGCCAGCAGCACGATATTGGGCAGCCTGAGCAGAAGCAGTACCATACTTATTCAGCATTTGTTGTTGCCAAGAACGTTGCAATTCTGCCTGATGGGCATTAAATGCGTTTTGTTCACGCATTATTTGTAAATTAGCTTTATTAGTAGCACTTTGCGAACCAGCACCAAGAAAAGAACCAAGAAGTCCAGCACCAGCACCAATAGCAGCACCCCAAACACCACCAGCACTACCAGCAGCAGCACCCGAAGCCATATTTTTTAAAGCACTCATAATTAATAAATAAACAAATTTATAAAAAAGAGCTCTAAGCAAAACACATATAAAAATACGGAATTACAAAGAGCTCACAAAGCAAAACACGAATAATTATTCACCAAAAAGAGTAAGAAATTTTTGTCTTAATTCTTTCTCTTGACGCTCATATTCATCTTTTTCTTCCTGTTCCTTAGCCTTAGCAGCAAAATCTTTCTTAGCCTGAATATCTTTAACAGCAAGGTCTTTCAAATACTGCATTTTTTCAGACTGAGTAGAAATATAACGAGACGGACAAGAAGAAAGCAACTCATCATCAGAAACAGTACCAAACTTATCTTCAAACTGAGAAAGAACATCAGAAGAAAGACAAGGTTTAAGAGCATCTTCAATGACTTCTAATTGGCGTTTAGTTAAATGAGCCTTATCGATATTCATCAACAAAGACAAATCCGAATGAAAAGAAACTGCCAAAGGAATCTTATTTCCATTCTCATCTACAGAATCAGAAAAAAGAGTAGTTTCATTTTGAATATCCTCAAATGGTGGAGGACAATATACAATTTGTTTCATAAAAATCAAATTAATAAAAACAGTAAAAATTACTTAGTATAAGGTAAACCGTGAACCGAAAGATTACGAACTGCAACACAAGTATTCACACTACCAACAAAAATTTTATCGTTGGCAACACAACCTGAAATTTGTTCCTGAAAAATCGGATAACAAATAGAAGGAGTACAAACCAACAAACGATTAAAGTCAATAGGAGACCAAAAACCATTATTAGGAGTAAGCCAACGATGAAGGTAAAGAGAATTATAACCAACAACCCAAGAAGACAAAACAGAATTGAAAGCACCGTCCACACGGTCAAAACTTGTTTTATACTCACAATAACGAGGTGCATAACCATAAGTAGATGACATATCAACGGAATTATCAGTACCAATATTTTCAAATAAGAAATCATCAGCAAACTTACCAACGGGAGGGGCAAACAATTCAAACTTATACTGTGTCTGCATACCAATAGAATCCAATTCAGGAATAACAAAATCGGACGCATCAGTTTTTAAAAGTTGTCTATCAATACCGCAATGGGCTATATCAAGTTGAGGAACACAACGATACAAACCAATAACAATTCCATAAGTTTCAGCAGTAAATTTACAACCAGCAGACAAATCACCAGTGGCAATAGCTTTAATTTCAGCCTGATTATCACCTGTTAAATTTTGGTTTACTTGTGGGTTAATATCAATAATAGAATCAGAACCACCAATAAATAAAGATGTACGATCATCGTTTTTAGGCTTAACACCAAAATGTGCAAGAACCTGAGCAGCAAAGTCAGAATCGTTACTATTTTGAACCTCCTTATACTTTTGTAAAGCAATAGCAGAACGCAAAGCAGAAATGCGCAAACTACTTTCTGAAGTTGGAACAGAAACAGAACCATGAAGGTTTAGAATAGAATGAGAATGCGAATCATGTAAAGTTAAAGGATTAGCAGATGAACCATCAGCAGCTACACGACCAGTAGAATCAGTACGCAAAGCTACATTAGTAGCAGAAGAACCACCATCAGAATAAACAGCAGAAGTAGAACTGCCACCATAACGAGGTACACCAGTAGAACCAGAAATTACGGTAGAACCAGTAAGTAAAGGATTGTTAACAACCGCAGCAGATTCGTCACCATATTGAGCACGGGGTAAAACACCATTAAAATAATCAAGTGGCAAATTACTGTATTCCAAATCAAAAATACACGTATTAGAATCAAAATTCCAATTAGTAAAACGTGAAGCAAAATTCATGTTAGAACTTGGTGTAATATAATCGATGTTACATGTCCAAGGCTCGAAAGGCTGCCACTGTTTATATCTGTAATGGTCATTTATAACCTTATGATAAGCCAATAAAGGCAAAATTGAAAGGTTAGGTGTATGTGTATGCGTCAAAGAAACAAACCATGCATAAGAAGATTTTTTAAAACCAGCAACAGAAGCAGTTTTAAAATCACTAAGAGACTTAACATAAGATTGCCAATTTGAAATAATATCATAATGCATAAGCGGAAAATTACCATAACCAAGATAATTAAGCAACTTACAAAATGAGCTATAACGAAAAGAATCATTTCGGGATAAATGAGAAGTTGAAAGAACATTCATATAACCCTGATAAGAAATATTAAGCGCATCATTTGGCAAAATAGTACTTAAAACACTATGAAAATGTGCATAAATAGTATCCAAACAAGCAGAAAGTTGCGCATCAATAACCTTAATCAAATCCAAATAACCAATATAAG